GTATAGTCCCTAATGGGTCTATAATGTAGGTAGCTCTAAGAGCAACCCCTTCTTCGTCATCGACTATACCTAGTTCGTTTGCAAGATATAAGCCACAATCAGCGGCTAAAGTGTGGTCAATCTCTCGTATTGCTCCGACAGCTGTTTTCCAAGCCATCTTACAAAACTCATTATCACCACTAATGCCTATGACGTTCGCATGGTCTACAAGTACGTCCATACCAGCAATTTCGGTAGGACAAATAAAAGTAAAGTCTTTCGGGTAAAAATAAATTACCTGCCACTCGTCTTCTAAATCGCTCCAAGTGTTAACTTCACACATTTCATTGTTCAGGTCTACACAATTAAGTGTATACTCTGGAAACTGTTGTCCTACTCCAATCATGATACGTCAAACTCCTCATCAACAGATTCATTAGATTCTGCACCTTGAACTTTCTTTAGAAGTTCTAGTTGTGCATCAGCTGTTGGTCTTGGAAGAACGTCGTCCATAGACTTAAGGTCTGCGATAAGTTCTTGTTCCCAATCTTCTAATGCTCTTGGTTTACATTTAAGCATCTGTAATTGATACTCAACATTAAACACTTGTGGGCCTGTCTTCAATCTCTTGAAGTAAATATCCCACCCTGTTTCAGGATCCGTAGGGTTCCCGATGTCTTCCATTGCCACTAAAATTTGGTCAAAAAGTTTCCTTTTTAGATTAACAACTTTGATACTTTTGTCAGAGTAGTCAATCCCTTGGACTGCATAAGCCCAACCGCATTTTAGGTCTGGGTAGAAATCACGAACATGGTCATGCTCGATATTGTTAAATGTCTCAGAATTTCTATCGAAAGACAAACACTCCATAGGAATGTTTTTATTGTTCTCGCCTTTTATCCAATAGACATATCTTGGTAGTAAATCACCTACTAAACGTATGTGATGGTCTTCCTTGTTGCCAAAATTGTAAGTATCAATCTTGGACTTTTGGGCTGAGCCCTTTGTTGTATTAAAGCCAATTGCCATAATAATTCTCCTTATAATGTCTCCTCGTATTTGAAATGAACCCTTCCATTTCTAATCTCGAGCAGTCTGTTTTTGGTTATAGTGTCCTCACTAACTTGACAGAAAATGAGGTCTAGTGTGGTGTCTTTTGTTTTTACGTACTCGTAAGAATTACGGAATGATGCAACACCTACATACTCCGCAACCTCTTTATCACTAAAGGCACGCCCTTTCTCTAGCAAATCCTTAGCGTTAACTAAGAACGAGCTACCGTGAAAGTTCTTTTCATAAAACTTAAAAGTCTTATCATAATAATTCTTTGGTGTGATTTTAAAAGTTATAATTCTCATAATGGTAATTATGTTAGCAACGTTGCCGTTACTCGCTTCTAGAATCTTCTTCCAGTCAAAATATATCATATATTATACCAATTTTTTGAGGGGTTGTCAAGAACTATTTTTTTCATGTATTAATATTATTAATTTTCTAATTATTTAAAGTTAATCTTGTAATCTTGCTTTACATAATATCCCATTCGCGCGTTAGCCTGTCTACTAGCCGTCTTACCTTTCAGGTGGATATCTATGATTTTTGGTTGTTTCTTGCCTTCTTTTTTACGAATAACTCTACCGATTAACTGAGTAAGTAGAGGTTCATTATTTACTGGTGTAGCAAGTACTAAACAACTGAGCACGTCTAGGGAAATTCCTTCGGAGAATATGGATTGCGTACCAAACAGAATATTCTTATCTGCTCCCACTCTCCTCATAGTATCTTCTCTTTCCGAAAATTCCATATCCCCAGTTATGCAAACTGAATTTTCACCGACTAATCGTTGGCACACTTTAAGAAATGCGACTCTATCCGATACTACTAGTACCTTATGCCCTTCCGCTGCATATGTTGACGCAATCAGAGCAACACTATGTACATATTCTTCGTTGTTTGCTAGATGATTGATTCTTTCCGCCCAAGGAGTAAAGCTTCCGTCAAGGAATCTTATATCAGATTTTATGACATCTATTTCTGGAGTCATGTAATTTTCTTTTGGCGGCTTATGTACGTTCTGACCAAAGTAATCCCTGAATACAACGTGTCTGCCGTCCTTCCTCTCTAGCGTTCCTGTCAGGCCTATCTTGTACCGACTCGGCATTTCGTCTACTATTCGGGTAAACGTCGGGGACGAAACGTGATGCATCTCGTCCAAAACGACTGTCCCGAACAAATGTTTTATCTCGTCTATCCTGCGGTATAAACTCTGAATGTTCCCAACGACTATCGGGGACGAAGTGTTGAACTCCCCGCTTCCGATTCTCCCTGCCTTTATCCCAAAGCATTTTTGTACCTCTTTTTCCCATTGATTACGTAAGTTAGTAGTATGTGTTACTACTAATGTTTTCTGACCAAGCTTGGCAGCTATCGCAAGACCTGTAAAAGTCTTTCCCCAACTTACCCAAGCGTTAATTATACTGTTGTCATCTATTGCGTCGTGTACTACTTGCTGGGACGCACGTAACTTGAACTTAAATTCTGGAAACACCATCGGCGCTTGTACGCGTTTGTCGACAATTTCATACTCCTCTGGTACCAAGTCCAATCTTCCGACTGGTATGGAGACTAAACCTTCTCGCAATGGGCGTATTGTTTTTATTACCATAGGTGGGTCTTGTGGCATACGGGGAGGTAGAGTATAAGTTAGTTCTTTCTCTAGTAATCCAAGGAAACGACTATCGCCTTGCAACTGTATTCTGTTACTTATTACTGCCTTCATCTAACCCAACCAACAATTATGTTTGCTATAATAAAAAAGGCACAGATAACGTTTATTCCTACTATAAATGTTCTTGCTATCGCTACAACATCATCATATTCTGCGGTCTGTTCGTCTGAAAAACTACCGATTGCATACTTCCAAATTGTCCATAACCTTTTCATGAGCCTAACCTCTTTAGTAGCTCTAAATCTTCATTTCTCCAGCGTGCAGCTTGTTGTGGGTGGTTATTATCCCAAGGTGAACTCCAACCTGTTTTAGTTTTTCTGTTAATTACATGGTCTGGTAAGTACTCTTTCATAATTTCTCTCATTAGATACTTAGTAGTTCCAAGTTCGTAGGGTTGTAACTGTTTAAATCTTGTTTTTGTGGGCAAAGTCATATTATAATGTACATATCTTTGCGTAAGTAAGGGTATTCTCGATTCCATGCCAAATAGTCCACAAGTTTGGTCAGTTGCTAGAATATTCTGCTCGGAAGTAGTGAGTAAGTCTATAAAAAGAGTGTTTGCCATAGGGTCTGAATTGTCAAATACGTCTGTTGGAAACCATCTCCATTGTCTTGCTTTTTCTACCATAGCTAAACAGTATTCTTCGTTAAATCTTTTATCGTGATGTAAATACCCAGAGTACAGCTCGTCTCCACTATCTCCTGTTAATACTACTTTACAGCCGTATTCTGCAGCAGCTCTAGCTAACTTGTAACGAGGAGCTTGTCTATTGTGGTCTGACCACGCATAATGAGTTCCTGCTAACCATGTTTTACCTAGTGAGATTCTTTCATCTCTACTCAAATCTACATGAACTAGCTCTCTACCAAATAATGAGGCAGTTTTCTTAGCCATAGCACTTTCTGCTTGGAATCCCCAATGTTCATGAGTATTTCCTTTTTCGTTTGTATAACCGCAAGTGAAAAGCGTGATATCCTTAGTACTTTCACGGCATATACTAGCTACTAGCGTGCTGTCGAACCCGCCACTTAGAAATATTGCATGTTTGTTGGTAGAATTACCATAATTTGCTACTTTTAAAATAGACTCTTTTGTTTTTTCTCTAAATTCTTCGGCATCAAAGACTTGTTTGTGGAAATTGTAGTAATTCCACATATTTCTTCTATTTAGTTTATAATTTTTGTTTAAATCAAAGGTTAAAAACCCGCCTGGTTCTACTTTATGGTAACCTTTCCATATACACTCGTCTCCCATAGAGCCAAATTTTCTTTCATTTACATTTAATTCTTTATGTAAGAAAGATTTACAACTTGTACTAAATTCAAAGGTTTTACCATCAAAACCCCACCATAATGGTTTTGTACCAAACTGGTCTCTGATTAAATGAAGTACATTACGTCCTTTATGATAGTATGCTATAGACCCATGCCAATCTGTCCACTCTAGTGTAGGCGTTCCATACTTATCTAACATTTTACCTAACCAAGCGGTATCATTAGTTTCCCTAGAATCATACATTTCTCCATTAAACATGAGTATATTTCCTGCGGGAGTAATGTAAGGCTGAGTTTGTTGGGCACCTGTTATGTCAAGTAAAGCATGCCCAAAAGCAAACGTATCGTCTTCCCAGAAGGACATACCATCTGGACCACGGTGCTCTTGCTTTTGCAGCATTAGTCTACATAAGTGTTTATCTGTTGTGCCTACGAATCCACACATTTAATCACCGTCTGGGTTAAGTTGTGTTAATTCTTTTTGTTTTTGTTTGAAATCCTTTGATGTCTCTATCACTTTCCAACTAAGGATAGTATCAGGATCGATGTCGTCCCATCTTTGAAATTCTAAATCATATGCTATCAATTTATCACTTATAGGAGCTTTGCTGAATATTTGTGCTTTCTTAGGAATAAAAGTATAATCCAAAGTCATCTCTCTCATTTTTTTCGTACCAGAAACAAGACTAGTGTACTCTAGGAGTACAATATTCTTCTTCATCTTTTCACTAATCTTGTTTATGTCCACTTCTTCTCCAATTCGGTATAACCACCGATTTTTTCTCCGTCAAATATAATTTGAGGGAATGTTCTTGCATTTGGAAACTCTTTTGCCATCTCTAGTGCGTCAAAGTCTCTACCAAGTTTTTTATACATGGTTTTTACTCCTTTCTGTTGACACAGCCTTAACGCCATCTCACAGTAAGGACAGTTGTCTTTTCCATAAATTACTGCTTCCATCTTTCTCCTGAATATGTTATCCCAATTATCGGAATAAGCTTTGTTTGAGGCTTTACTTTTTATTAAGTCGCCCGTAATGTCGTTCTTAGCTGTCATATCTTACGCCAAGTTGACTTTTTTCGTTCTTCTGCGAAATTAAATATTTTCCAAGGGAATCCTTCTAAATACATAACTCCTGCCCACGTCAGTTCTTCACTAGGTGGACTTTTTTCTGCAAAAGGAAAGGGACAATCTTTGAGCCATAATACTGTGGCTACTCCTTTCTTCTCTCGCTTTGTAATCTTGTGGTAGTGAATTTTAACAGTCTTTGTTTTCTCATAACTAAAGACTCTACCCTCGTTATCTATGAAAGTTTTTCTTTTATGCCTCATCATGGCAACTTCATCTTCTAACATATATCTTAGAGGATATATACTTTTCATAGGTGTTTGTAATCTGCGTTGTCCTAGAGTTTCTCCTTCCATGTTTTTATCATCAAGTACTTGGTCATCTAGCCATAGTATACCATCAATGAGTTCAACATTGTCGCTATGTATAACGTAAATAGGAAAGACCAAGTCTTCCCTAGAATCTACTCTTTCTTCCATTTTTCTAACTCGTAGAGCCCATATTCTTCTTTGGCTCCTTTGTCTTGCTTTTATACTTCTATTTAGTCTGCGATTCAATAAACTTCCTTATGATTGGAGCCGCCTCTTCTAGGGGCATACTTTCGTAGACCCACGTAAATCCGTCGTAACCCCATTCATCGGGCTTACTTTCAATGTATCTCAATCCTGGCATGTACTTTTGGAAGAACATCAATATTGAGTGTGTATCTT